CATTAGCCTGGTTCATATCTGTGACTGCAAGACGAGCGGCGTCAATGACATTCTCCGACGCGTACTCACGAACGAAGGGTATGATACCCTGCATCGTACGCTCTGGCATGCCATTGTCGCCCAGTTCGAAGGACATCTCGCCAAACAGCAACGAGAACTCCTGTTCCATGGCGTGGTCTTCCAACGTTTCCAACTTCAACTGGCGGTACCGATCTCCAAGGCGGCTCTTGTTCGCCAAGTCGGTGCGGCTCATAGCCAGTGGATTGCGCCAAATCTGCTGCATGTTGCCGTACTCGGTTGCGTTGTAGCTGATTGCCGCAGGACGCGCCGAGGCTTCGGGATTGTAGTTGCCAATGATGACCATGCGGTCATACTCAGGAGCCAGTGTCGCGCACGCACTGATCGCACGGCCTACAACCGTTGCTGTCACCGCACCGCGGATAACGCTCGTCACCTTGAGAACGATATCATCGCTCTGTTTCGATGCGTCACGTACCAGTACCGTATGGCCTGCGCGAACCTGATAACCGAAAGTCGCGTCAATGGTCAGCGCAATAACGTCATTAACAGCAATTGCCGTTCCCGCAGGTGCCTGTCCATTGATGGTGTAGGCACTGACATCGCAGCCTTTGTACTGCAGCTTCTTGGAAAACCAGTGGAAATGGCTCTGATTTTCCTTTACTTTTTTGAGCTTGGAGAGCATCGCAGTGAGGGGCGCCTTGCCGTTTGGACGGAGATACAAGAGCCCCTCACGATAATTTCGCGGGACTTCACTGTCAGTCCATGTATGCGTCCCACGCATTCCAAGCGTTGGGGCTTCGAGGTTAGTCGCACGCAAGCCAAGCTCGTTAATGTTAATCGGAGGCGTTAAAGGCATTTTATGTTCCTTTCTTCTTAAGATTCAAGATTTCGCACACGCTGCTCTAATTCAAAAAAGTCTATTGCACTCACTTGAGGCATGTAATACATCAAAGCAGCACCTGTATAAATGTCAAAGCCGATACAGGTTAACAAAATATCACGTCCAGGAGTTAACACGAACGTCTGCGGAGTAAGACTTCCTTTAACATACGCGCTAACATTGATTAGCAAGTTCTCATAATCACCATTCATTACGTAAAGACACTTGCCAATCATAGAAAGCGAGTTCGAAGCAACGACGTTGATTACATCACCAGGCTGCCAACCGGCATCGAAAAAAGCCACAACTACAGTTGCCGGCCCTTCCAGCTCGAATGTTACAGGCATGGTTTCCGGACGTTCAGTCAGCATCACGCCATCTCCAAGGACTTTCGCATTCGACCTGACAGTTTCAGCAACTTCATAGCCGTTGACGACGTATCCAAAGAATTTGGCACCACCAGAGATTACTTCATCATTAAGTGTAACCTTCCCAGGACGGCTGGATTCAGAAGAAATTTTGAATAGAATTTCCACTGGATACGGCGTATGCATAATGAGATTCAACGTAGCACCATCCTCGACTCTCGCGTCAACAACTCTCACATTCACAGGTAATCGCACAGTAGTAGAGCCACTTGTTACAGATACCATATAAACAGGAGTTGTTGCGCAAAGCGACCGGTTTACATCAAATTGGTGGGCTTCAGTTACCATTATGTGCTCACCGTCGTCGTGTCGTTGATGATGCCAGCCGTGTCAAGAATAGTCAACAACGACTTGATGATGCCAGCGTCCGCACTGAGCAATTCTCCAGTTAGTGCGGTTCCAGCTTGGATGCCTCCGACAAGGTCAACCAGACCAGTGCCAGTGGCTGTAACCACGTCCACCAGACCAGTGCCTGCAGTGTCAATGGTTTTTTCTAAATCGTCGAGACGATTGCTGAAACCAGCTGCTGCGCTGGCCATACTGCCGACACCGAGTTCACTAATCGCAAAGCCGCAGGCCAGCACCAAAGTGCCGCCAAGCGTAACAAGCGTCGTGTAGCCCAATGCCGCGTTACCAATTTCCACAGTTCCTCCAGAAGACGGATGAATCTGCACATACAACGCCCGCACTACACGGCCAACGCCAAGATCAAGCGTAAGCGTTGCTCCTGCCGGAACAGGTTCGACGAAGATAACGTCTACATCCTGTCGAATGTTGACCGTCAGCGTCGTCTCTTCACCAATATCCACAAGCTGCGTGTTATCACCACTCAACCCCAGAATATCGGTAAGATAAGCACGTTTTTCTGTACTCATTATCTCACTCCTATTAGCGACAGCACTTCTTGTTGCACTGTCATTTTCTGTTTTCCACCACTTTGAATTGGCATTCCACCGCCAACGTTCGTAAATCCAGGCGCTCGCTTTTCATCCTTCTTCACAATGCCGAACTTTGCTCGTGCAGCTTTGGCAGTTTCAGCGAACAACTGTTCAGCCGTAATGTTAGGATTAGATTCTACAATCTTCGCCCCGATTTCCTGGACTTCCTTTTTTCTGCCAGCAAGCTCGGGATTTGCTTTGTAGAAATCTTGAGCGTACGCGTGAAGCGTCGCAGCACGTGTAGCCTCTTCATATATCTGCGGAGATATCAGATCTACCGCAGCTTGAATAATACGGTTGCTAATAAGGTTCAAGCCATCACGCGAGAGGATGTCAATTTCTTCATCATCCCCAACGACTTTGATGTAGGAAGCCTTTTGCTGGTCATCCTGCTCAGCTGTTTTATTCCCCTCGATGTGCTGCAGCAATCGGCTTACCTCGGCCTCAAGTTGCGCAATTCTGTCAGGTTCAGCTGGCGGTGTGACTACCGTAGTATCAACATTTTCTCCTGCCGGATCAACGATGGCTTCAGTGGCTGGCTCATCCATGGACTGCTGTTCGTCAGGCCCGTTCTGTTCAACCATGTCTACATCGTCACCTTCCGGTGCAACATCTTCAGGATGTTGAAACTCGAACTCTTCGAGTTGCTCTTCTCCATTTCCGTAGCCCAAATCCATAATGGCATCAAGCGGGCTTCTGTTTGGCATTTTCAATCTCCTCTTGCTGTTTTAACTGTTCTTTCATAGCTTCAGGGAATTGGAGCCAAAAGCTAACGCCATTCAGCTCTCCCTGCAAATAGCGCAAACGCTCTATGGTTTGCGCGTTTACCAAATCATCCTTAATCGCCTCAATACGGGCGTGAGCGATTATGCAAAAGTCCTTCCAGATGTCAAGCTCTTGGAATCTTGCAATGTCATCGCTTGTTGTTAGCAGTTTATAATCTCTCATCTCTCTCCCTTGCCTGAGGTGCTGTCATTTGCAGCGGCATCGCACCAAGTTTCATTGCCTTCTCCACTGCCTGTTCATCAGGCAGCAGCTGCACGTCAGCCCTGATAAACTTTGTTGCATCCTTCACGCCTGCACGACGGTAGATATCCAGCATTTGCTTCACCGGATCGAACGCCATAGCGCTCTGTGGAATCGTGTGCGAAAGCTGAAAAGCCTGAATCAAATCCGGCAAATACTCGCCACCGGGCGTAGTCGCATCCGCTGGAAGCACATCATAGTCAATGAGGATGTCTTGCGGAGATACTTTTATAATATCCTGGTTCTGGTAGATTTTCGCAAGCTCAACGAGGTAATCGCCAGCAGCGCGAACATAGGCATCTGTTGTCATGAACTGCTGCGTATGGCTTGCAAGCATCAGTCCAAGGTCGCGCATGGATTGCAGTGAAATGAGCCTCGCGGCTTTCTGCAGACGGCTCACAGCACTCATACGGGTGTCTCGCATCTCAGTCGCGGAGCGACGTTCACCACTGGGCCGAACTACACCCTGCAACGTATCCACAGCACCGCTGGAACGCTGTGCGATGTCATTCGCATAACCAATGTCACTCCAGTGCGAAGCAGTCACGTCGCTCACAGGCAGCTGTTCCACCGCGTTCTGCACCCCGCGGCCCCACACGTGTTCACGTATGCGAATGGCTCCACCTGGCTCTCCTGAGATCGCATCATCATACCGAGCGAGGTACGGGTCAATGACCAGACGGTTGTTCAACGATGTGCGGACATTGTGGAGACGGCTCTTGTAAAGCCAGTCTATCGCAACCTGTAGTTCGTGTGTCAGCTCCAGCGTCGAAATCGGGGCAATCGTGTAACCATCAAAGTTCGGCGCGCACACTGCGACAGGAAACATGCAATGGTTAAGGTTCAACGGCTGCGCACGAATGAGGATGGCATCACCAGCCACTTCAAATAGCCACTTCTCCGGATACACGCTCTTGCCAACGCCCCATTCCGCCGGAATGATATTGCAAAAGAACGACAACACGTCAACTGGTTGCGTACCGCCTTTATCTTTCTGGTCCCGCACGCGATACGCCGCATCGGTGTAAACGTCATCACCCCTCAACCGAGAAATTGTTACGCGATTGCGTAAATGCCGTCCATTAAAGTAGTTAGTATCATCGCGCTCGGCTTCAAGGATACTCATATAATTCCGCTCATTCAAAATGCACACGAATTCACCATCTTGAATTTTATGCATAGAGACTGCAGGATCGGGAAAATAGTGCTTTGGATGTACACAGTCCAGCACGTTGCCCTCAAAGAGCATCGAACGGAATGAGGCTTTCTTCTGTCCGATTACAATCTGCTGCCCTGTAACATCGCTTGTATAGACATCATCAACGAGCATTTCCTTCCTGCCCCACCGCTCACGCCACCGCGGAGCTACAATTCCAATGCCGAGCGACCACGCGTCACGCCACTGGACATACATGTCCAGCAGCATCTTGCTCTTCTCCACCTGCGTATGAATCAGCAGTTCAAGAAGCATTGCTTTGGTCGTGTCCTCTGGGCCGACCGGGAGATAGCGAAAGATAACGCCGTCACCATACGTCGACATGAGGTAGGTCAGAAGAGTGTCAAGCAACGCGTGGCTCATGGGCACGATTACTTGGATTGGTTTAGAATTGTCTGCTGCTTTCAGTCGAGCTTCTTCCTCGTTCAGCACGGCATATGCAGAAATTTTCTGCGTAATCTCGTCCCATTTGCTGTAACGCTTCTGCATTTCAGTCTGGCTGTACTTCGCCATAGCCATTAAGCGGCCTATGAGCTTCTGGTGCAGCGCCGACGTTGGCCGAAGATCCAGATTAAATGGGTATTTGTAGTCTAGTTGTTCAACTTCCAGCATTAGAATCTCCAATCATTCTTAAAGCCGCTACAGCCGTACATTTCAGCAAGTGCCTTGTCTTCTTGCTGCAGCATGGCGAGATTGTTTTCTACGACTTCTTCGGCGCCCATCATGTATTGCTCTCCCATGCTCATAAACCAAGAGACATAAGAAAGCGCATCGATGATGTCTTTCTCGCCGATACGTGGAAAGCCCAGAAGCTGGGACTCCAGACGTTTTGTCTGTGGATGTTCTTTCTTGTGATAAATCAGCCCCTGTCGGTACATGGGCACGAGAGATGCAGAGATACGGGCGTCCTTGCCGTTAGCCTTCGAGCCTGTCGGCACGTACTGAGACGGGCCTCTACGGGCTTTCAGCGGAACATACTGCAGATGCGCCTTGTTCATGGTGATGTAGTTGCGGAATGGCCACGAGACGAATTCGTTAAGGCCTGTTTCTTCAACACCGATATACCGCGCACCGATGCGTCGTGCCATATCGCAAGCCGCTGCGTACATCTGGTCAGGATGGAACCTGTCGGCAATAATGTCCTCGACAAAGATACGACTGGTAATCGTGTCAATCCCAACGCCAACGATTGCCGTATCGCAGCTGTCCTGATTTGTCGTCTTTGCCGGATCAACGAGCACCACATGGAAGGCGTTTGGAGACACCGTATCGAAGTACTTGAAGCAATCTTCAGTAAACGGCTTCATCTGTCCTGACGAGGTGAGATTGCGGTATTCCATGTAGAACTGATCCAGCAATCCCTGCCGCTCATACGCTTCATATATGAACCTAATGTCATCGTTGGTATGCCGTTCAGGCCAATTACTGACAAGGTCATCATCACAAATCTCGAACCGCATTGACGTCCAGCCTGGATCGTCGAGCAGGTTCTTGAGCAGTGCATCTTCATGCATCACCGTGCCGATGTAGAGAATCCGCGTGTTAGGATTGGAAAGGTCGACGGAACCTAGTAAGTCTGTGAAGAAATAGTCCTTCCGTTTGAAACGCTGTTCTTCCGACAGCACGCTTTCCTTATCCTCTAAATCATCGACGATAATGAGATCAGGACGGCTATCCTCGTGGATAATGCCTCGGACTTGCTGCCCCATGCCGCGCGGAAAAACCAGCGTCCCAGAGCAGTTTCGATGCGGATTGTTAGCCATCCACATCTCCTGTGAAAAAAGATCAACGCTCTTCATAGAGCCAAAGATATCAAGGATAGCTGGGTTACTCGTGAGTTCACGTTTCAGGTTTTCAGATTGGCGAAGGGCTTGAGTCGATGTACAAGAAGTAGGTACGATGAACTTCACATTACGCGAAAGGATACGTTTGGCAGGGTAACCCAGCTGTAGGATTGAGGACTTACCAAAACCACGCCATGCAGCAATGCACAAGCGTTTAATCGACGGATCGTCCAACGCAGCAAAGACTTGCTTGTGAGCTTTGCTGAAAGGATACTCGAAACGCTTCGGAAAGAGTGTTTTGCAACATACTTCAGTGCTGGCAAAACACTGCAGCGCAATTTCACGTTTCAGCGCATGTGCTTCAGC